TGCCGTGATGTTCATTAGCTTGGCCTCGACGCTGCCCTTACTGCGATTGATTAGCGGCGCCTCGGGGTTGCCTTCGGGGTTGGCCGGCGTCGGCGCTCCGATTATCTCGCGGAGAAACTGCGCCTTAACGTATGGCGAGCCGCGAGCCTCAAGTACTCTGAACGACAGATAGAGCGCGATTGCGCTGTCAATCTCTGCCGGGGTCCAAGGTGGTGATCTGGTCATAGTCCTGCCCTCGATTGTGAATTGTGAATTGACCATACGTGTATACAGCATGCAGCATCGCCTGTCAACATATGTTTACAAGCCTTATGCCACAAGGGCTACAGCGGGTTTGGGGGTGCTGGTTTGGTGCCTGATCTGCGCGTCATTTTGTGACGCATCGCCGAGCCTGATATCATTCTGTCAGCTACTAGACGATACGCGCGCGCGACCTGGGTACGCGCGTACAATCTTGTTGATTATTGACCCAGAGGATTAGAGCCATGGCTGCAACCTACGACCCTGAATTAGAGGCGCTGCTTAAAGCCTTGCCGACACCTAAGATGGAGCGCTTCTGTCGCGAGTACTTCGTTAGCCTTAGCCCCATTGATTCCGCGCGTAATGCTCACTACAAAGGCAATGACCGCACGCTTTCAGCGATAGGCGTTGAGAACCTATCAAAACCTAGCATCATTGCCGTTATGGACTTGTTTTTCGAGCGCAAGGCCAATGAAGTTGAGATAAACGCGGGCGTGATTGAGCGTGAGTATTGGAAGCTGTACAACCTGTGCATGAATGAGGGCGACAAGTCCGTTGCGCGGCAGTGCCTTAAGGATCTGGGCGAGCACCACGCCATGTTCATCAAGGTAGTAGCTAGTGCCGAGGCTAGTGAGCTGGCGCTGAGGCTTGCTTCTGGCCGCAGCCGTATGAATGACGCACGTAGCCAGCGTGAGGCGGGTGCGGAGCCCGGCCCGGTGGCCGTAGGCGCAGGCCCGGCCGCGTTGTAGCCCGGTGAGGCGCGCCATCTTTCACCGTGGTGCTTGGCGATCAGCACCCACACCCGTGCAAGCAGCAGCATGGACGGCCCGCGTCTCTCTCTTTAGTCGTGCGGTGTGTGGCGTGAGCGGTGCGCTCCGGCCGGGGGTATGGGGACTGTGGGTATACACGTTCGCTTGGGTAGCCACTTTCCCACCGCGTCAAATTTTGAAAAAAATCCAAAAAACCAGTGTCACAAAGTGACGGAGGATCTATGGCTCACGAATGGTGAGTCGCAGTTATCGACGCCGGATCACACGAACGATCACATTGAGGTAGATGTATCGGGTACGTACATGGTGATGGTGAGCATATCGGCGGCGAACTCGGCGGGGGTTGGTCACAAGATAGTGGTAGATGTTTACAAGAACAATGGAGCGACGGCGTTCGCCAATTTACATGCACACAGGACGTTAGCGGCGGGCACGGACACGGGTTCGATGTCGTTGAGTGGGTTAATTGCGGTTGATCTTGGGGACACCTTGGAGTTATGGGCTGACACGGATTCGGCGATAGACAGGACGGTGATATTTGAAGATGTGACGTTTTCGATTCGTCAGATTGTGTGATGGTTACAAGAGGGGCTATACTCGGCTGCACACTCATTAGGGTTTCAGGAGAGAGGTCATTGTTGACGTTTATTACGAGCGGTTTCCGAGCGTTCTGGTGAACGATTAGGGCCATGTGTGGGTTACCCAGTAGGGATTTGGGTACGCAGTCTTTGTTGTTTGGGCCTGCCGGCTATACGTTGAACAAGACGTTTGGCAAAAAGACCACGCAGCGGATATCTGACAAGCTGGACAAGATTCATATGTCTACGGTTGGCAAGGTGATTGACAAGGACTTCATCAGGAGTCAGGGTTTTTTGCCTGAGAACAATCCCACCAATCTTGTAGATCCTGTGGATCTGAAGCAGCAGCGCAAGGACAAGAAGCGTCGTGCCGAGGCGGTGGAGCGCGGCAATACGTTGCGGGCTCTTGGTCAGACCGGGCGACAACAATCGACATCGATATTAGGAGGCTGAAATGGCCCGCGAAGTAATTTTGTTTGCAAGTGAAGCCAGGATTCTGACCGAGAACAGCGAGAAGGTGGTTCAGGTTGGTAACGAGGATTATCGTGGTGTTTGGTTGTATTTGAATGTCACGGCCGGTTCAGGTACGACGCCGACGCTGGACGTGAAGTTGCAGCGTCAGGAGCCCGCTGGTGATGCGTGGTTGGACATAGCTGGCGCGGTATTTGTGCAGGCGACGGGTACCACCACTGATCAGTTGACGGTGTATCCGACCATGACAGCCGCGGCGAACGATGTCGTCAGGGAGCATATCGGTGGAGCCTTCAGGGCGGTGGCGACCATTGGCGGCACTACGCCGAGCTTCACCTTTACGCTGGCGGGCTACCTGTTGCGCTAGTGCATGACTTCCCTGCTCAGGGACATTGATCTCCAGATAGCTGACGAGTCGGCGCAGTATTACGCTGATCCGTTGGGCTGGGTGATGTGGGCCTTTCCGTGGGGTGAGGCTGGCTCTGAGCTGCAAAACTACACGGGACCGGACGAATGGCAGATCGACGAACTGACGGCGATTGGCCGCTCGGTTATGGAGCGGAATTTCGATGGTGTGAACCCGGTTTTACCTCTCCAGCGGGCTACGGCTTCTGGGCATGGTATCGGCAAGTCAGCCCTCACTTCGTGGTTAATTTTGTGGTTGATGTCTACACGCCCGAAGTGCCGTGGGACAGTGACAGCCAATACTTCGGACCAGCTCAAAACCAAGACCTGGGGTGAGTTGGATAAGTGGCGTCACCTGTGCATAACCGGTCACTGGTTCGTTTATCACAACTCAAAGGGAAATATGAATCTCAGGCATGTCTCGAATCCTGAGAAATGGAGGGTGGATGCCTATACCTGTCGTGAGGAAAATTCCGAGGCGTTTGCTGGTCAACATGCCATCGATTCAACGTCGTTTTATATCTTCGATGAAGCGAGCAACGTACCTTCAAAGATATGGGAGGTGGCTGAAGGTGGGCTGACTGACGGCGAGCCGATGTTCTTTGTGTACGGCAACCCGACGCGAAACCACGGCAGATTCTTTGATTGCTTCAATCGTCAACGCGAGCTGTGGGACACGCGGCAGATAGACTCTCGCGACTGCAAGTTCCCGAACAAGGAGCTGCACAAGCGCTGGATCAAGATATGGGGCGAGGATTCAGATTACGTTCGAGTTCGAATACTGGGAAGATTCCCGAGGGCGGGCGATATGCAGTTTATTCCAAGTGACGTCGTGACTGAGTGTATGGCGACTGACCCGATCTACGTGGATGACGATCCGCTCATTATGGGCATTGACGTTGCTCGAGGCGGTGAGGACCGCAATGTCATTTGTTACCGCAAGGGCAGGGATGCGCGATCCTGGCCGACCTACATCATTCCCGGCGAAAAGACGCGCGACTCGATGTTGCTGGTATCGAAAATCACTGATCTTTGCGACCCGCAACGGACACGGAGCTACAAGGGAATTCCAATGCTGCCCGATGCGATCTTTGTCGATGAAACGGGTTTGGGCGGGCCAATCGTGGATCGGCTGCGGCAGTTGGGCCTGAACGTGTTTGGCGTTAATTTTGGCTCCTCGCCGTTTGATAAGCAGCATTTTGTGAACCGTTCGGCCGAGATGTGGTTCCGGATGAGGGAATGGCTGATCGCCGGTGGCGCGCTCAAGGATCATCCCGAGCTGGAAATGGATCTTACCGCCAGAGGCTTTACGCACAATGCCAAGGATCAACTGGTGCTCGAATCCAAGGATGATATGAAAAAGCGCGATCTGGCCTCGCCTGACTGGGGCGATGCCCTGGCACTGACCTTCGCGCTGAATGTGACCAAGATCGAGCGCGATCAGCGCGGCAGGATCAGGCAAGGCAATGCCGGCGCCGCCATAACTGACTACGACCCGATGGAGTTCAACTTATGACAGATTCTGACCGAACAGCAAACCTGAAAGCGTGGGCCAAAGTCATATTCCTGGGGCTGTTGAAATGGCCGTTAAAGCTGCTGGCCTTGGTGGTGGTGCCGTTTCTGGGTGATGAGGCTCGGGTCAATCATCGTGTCTTCGGGGTGAATGATGCGACCGACCTGAGCTGGAAGAACATTGCCGTGACCAACGGCATTCACAATCTCACCGACAGGCCGCAGGTGGAATTCACCAGCAAGGGTGAAATCAATGAGAAGGTTGCTGGCCTGCAAGTGCGTTGGCGCGTCAGTAAAGATGGCAAGTATGTGAGCTATCGCAGGGCATGGGGTCCGCCCAGACCGAAAAAGGGCAAGCGCGAGGTGTACGTTGGCTGGACCATGAACGAAACAGCGACCATGCGCCTGACGTTCTTTCAGTTGAGATTCTGGTGATCGTAGTTGCGTCGGTGTATCACACCGGCACTAATTTCATATTTCAGCACCTTCTCAAGGGCATGACGCAAGTCGGCATCGCCCCTGACAGCAAGTACGTCAAAGGGTTGCCGCGCAACTCTTTCGCGCGCATTCACTGTGATCTGTCACAGCATGTTTACCTGCAATGGTGGCTACTGCGCTGCCTGTGCGTGGTTCCGATGCGCCATCCGGTGTCGGTGGCCGAGTCGTGGAAGGCTCGCGGCAGAGATCTGGCGAATCTCGCAATTCAGTGGAATATTCTGAAAACCGAGGTGGATCCATACGAGCCGATGTACCTGCCGATTGACTCTCCAGACAGGATGAACTGGCTGGACACCATAAGCCGTAACATCGATCGAGAATTACAAACGGACTGGCCTGTGGTAATGTCCTGCAACAAGAGCGCCACGCTGACCGAGACAGAACGCGAGGCCGTTGTTGAGGTCATGGATGATGGCTTCTTTGACCGATTTGGTTACGAGGAATAACGCAATGTGTTTTGCATCCACGCCCGACCTTCCACCCGTACCAGCCGCACCACCACGATTACCTGATGAAGGCGTAAGGCTCGCCAGAGCTGATGAGATATCAAAAAGGCGGCGAGCTGCCGGGCGCGCATCCACCATTTTGACAGGACCGGGCGGCGTAACCAGTCAGGCCAATACCACTGGCAACACGCTTCTGGGCCAGTAATGAGAACGCGCATCCAGCACTACAACAAGCGGCTTGAGGCGCTGCGCACCGAGCGCTCTACGTTCGAGTCGCACTACAAGGAGCTTTCCGACAACATCCTCGCCGCCAGAGGGCGCTTTCTGACCACGGATCGCAACAAGGGTCACAAGCGCAATACCAAGCAATTCAACAATACTGGTAGACGGGCATCACGCTCGCTGTCTGCTGGCATGATGGCGGGTATGTCCTCGCCGGCACGGCCATGGTTCAGGCTCGGCACGCACAACAAGGCGTTGCGCGAGATTGGCGCGGTGAAGCGCTGGCTTAATGATGTTGAGCGGCTGCTGTTCGCGATCTTTGCTGAATCCAACTTTTACAACACGCTGGCCCAGGTCTACAAGGAACTGGGCACGTTTGCGACCGCTCCGATGGCGATCTACGAGAATTTCGAAAATGTCATAAGGTGCCAGCAGTTCACGGTCGGATCATACTTCCTTGGCGTCAACGGCACGGGCTTTGTAGACTCGTTCTATCGCGAATATCAGCTCAGTGTCGCGCAAGTGGTGAAGCAGTTTGGCTATGAGAATTGCTCAACCTCGGTGCAAAACAACTGGACAAATGGCACCACCGAGGCGTGGGTCGACATCATCCATGTCATCGAGCCGAACGACAATAGCGACTCTCAATTGACGTTGCCGCCACCAATGGCCTATCGCTCGGTGTATTACGAGAAATCCGAGACTGAAAAACTTCTGGCTGAGAAGGGCTTCGAAGAATTCCCGATCATGGCCCCGCGTTGGGAAGTCACCGCGGAGGACGTCTACGGTAACGAGTGTCCCGGTATGACGGCGCTCGGCGATGTCAAACAGCTCCAGATTCAGGAGAAGAAGAAAGCACAAGCCCTTGATAAGTTGGTGGACCCGCCACTACAGGCACCCGCGGAGATGCGTGGGCAACGTATATCGCTGATACCGGGCGACACCTCGTACGTCGATCAGCGTGGGCCGGGCACGGGTATTTCGTCAATTTATGACATCAGCCCTGATTTCAATGCTATCTCGGCCGATATTATGAATACCGAGCATCGCGTCAATCAGGCGTACTTCGTTGACCTGTTCCTGATGTTCACCAACATTCCCGATCGCGAGCGCGTCACGCAAGAGGAAATAATCAAGAAGCACGAAGAAAAGCTGTTGATGCTGGGTCCGATGTTGCAGCGCACACAGACTGAGCTGTTCGATAAGGTCATTGAGCGCACGTTCAATATAGCGCTAAGGTCAGACATCGTGCCTGACGCACCGCAAGAGCTTGAGAACCAGCAGCTTCGTGTGGAATACATCTCGCCGCTGTTCCAGGCTCAAAAGTCGGTTGCAACGGCGTCGATTGAGCGTTTCTCAGGGTTTGTGGGGCAACTTGCACAAACGAGCCCAGAGGTGATGGACAAGTTTGATGCCGATCAGGCGGTAGATGAGTACGCAGACGCCATTGGTGTGAATCCGAGCATTGTGCTGACAGATGATGAGGTGATGGATATTCGAGCGCAGCGTGAACGCCAGCTCATGGCCCAACAAGCCGCAGCAATGGCCGCGCCAGCCAAGGATGCCACACAGGCGGTGAAGAACCTTGCTGATGCCGAGCAATCTGACGGTAGCGCACTGGATGGCCTGTCAGGGGCTATCCAACAGGTGAACCAATGAGTCAGGAAAACATGAGCAAGGCGGAAGAAAAGCGCCAGCGTCAGGAAGCGACGAATGACATCATTGCTGTGATGAACACTGCGCCGGGGCGTCGATATATTTGGCGGCTACTTGAAAGCGCCAGGGTGTTCGGTTCATCATACGCGCACCAAAGCAACCAGACATTTTTTCGGGAAGGGCAACGCAACGTGGGACTCGCAATTTTTACCGCCGTGCTCGCTGCCAGTCCCGAGCTTTTCTTACTGATGCAAAAAGAGCATTATATTTTAGAGACGCCGGACACGCCGGCAGAGGAAACATCCAATGACTGACGAAGGTATGCAACCAGACGGCTCAGGTGCTACCCCACCAGTAGACGGAACCCCACCAGTAGACGGTACGCCGCCTGTTGATGGAACCCCAGAGGCTCCGGCCGATGGGACTGTTCTAACTGATGATAAGGGACCGCAAGGAGCACCAGAGACATACGCCGATTTTACTGTGCCCGACGGCATGGAGATTAACTCTGACTTACTGGAACAGGCATCGCCTGTTTTCAAAGAGCTTGGCCTTAGCCAAATTCAAAGCCAGCAGTTGGTCAATATGTACGCGACGCAGATCCAGGCCGAATCTCAAGCGAATTCGGATTCATACAATCAGACGGTAAAAGGTTGGGTCGATGAGGCCAAAGGTGACACGGAGATCGGCGGGGATGCGTTCGACGAGAATGTCGGCATCGCCAAACGTGGCATCGATAGCTTCGGCACACCCAAGCTGGTAGAGGTACTGAACCAGACAGGGCTGGGGTCACACCCCGAGTTCATCAGGCTCTTTACCCGCATCGGCAAAACTATCAAAGAGGATGAGCCAGGCAGTACCGGTGGTGCTACTGGTGATGACCTCACGGGCGCTCAGATTCTGTATCCAGATTTGATTAAGAGCGCGTGATTGTAATGAACTAAACCTGAGGAAAGATAATGGCTACATTAGGAGCTACCTACTTGACCCTTGTTGACCTGTTCAAACAACAGGAAGGCGATGGAAAGGTCACCGCTCAGATTATCGAAATGCTGGCTGAAACAAACCAGATTCTCGATGACATGGTGGTAATGTCGTGTAACAACGGCACCAAGCATCTTACGACCTCTCGCACCGGGCTCCCTGCCGGTACGTGGCGTAGGCTGTATCAAGGCGTTCAGCCAACCAAGTCGGAAGTCCGTCAGGTAACTGACACGACTGGTATGTTGGAAAGCTGGTCAGAAGTCGATTCAAAGCTGGTGTCATTGTCAGCTAATCCTGGTCAATTCAGGATGAACGAGTCGGCGGCATTCATCGAAGGCATGTCAAACGACATGGCGAATACGATCTTCTACGGAAATACCGATACCGATCCTGAGCAGTTCATGGGATTTGCACCACGCTTCAATTCGCTGAGCGCCGAAAATGGCGGTCAGATTATTGATGCTGGCGGCACTGGTTCGGATAACTGTTCGATCTGGTTTGTCGTGTGGGGCGAACGCACTTGTCACGGTATCTATCCTGGCAGCGAATCTGCTGGTTTGGGTCGCGCAGACAAGGGCATGGTTACCAAGACGAACTCTGACGGCTCGCTGCTTGACGTCCATCGTGAGAAATTCACATGGGATCTTGGCCTGAGTGTTCGTGATTGGCGCTATGTGTCTCGCATCGCCAACATCGATAACAGCCTCGCACTGGCTGGCTCGGTGCAACTTTACGACTTCATGCGCAAAGCGTACTACCAGCTTCAGCAACGCCGGGTTACTGGCGGTCGTGCTGCGATCTACTGCAACACGGACATGCTGGAAGTGCTGGATGCACTGGCGAGCAACCAAGGTGCCTCAGACAGTTTCGTACGTCTGACCCGCGGCCAGCTCGACGGCAAAGAAGTTGTGAGTTACCGGGGAATCCCGATCCGTGAATGTGACGCCCTTCTCAACACAGAGGCTCAAATCACGTAGTCGTGGTTTAGTCAAAGAGGAAATCAAAATGATTCTCGATATGCAAAGTTTGTTCTCCGACGATCAGGCTGTCGCTGGCTCAAACGTCGCGTCTACCAATATCATCGATCTTGGTGCTACTGGTACGCCGCCGCTTTCGGCAACAGCTCTGATCCGTGATATCGGCAAGGGCACTCCAGTTGAAATCCTGATTCAGTGTACTGTCGCGCACGCTGGCACCTCGCCAACGCTCGACGTCACGCTGGAAATGGATACGACGGATGCGTTTGGTTCTGCAACCACCGTAGGCACGGCCGTTCAAATGGCTGGTGCTGTAGTTGGTGACAGGGCCAGTATTTTCTTCCTTCCTGAAGGAATTACTGAAAGGTATCTGCGGGTTTTCTACACCGTTGGTGGAACCACGCCGACCATTACGGTTACGGCTGGTATCGCATTGGGCACACAGTCCAATTTCCAATAAGTAAGTAAGCGGTAAGGGGCTTCGGCCCCTTGCTGCTATTTTTTGGCCGAGGGAGAAGCTAAGTGGCAAAGTTCAGGGCAATAGCAAAGGGTTACTACGGTGACGTAATTCACGATCCCGACACTGACCACCACGTTATTTTTGAGGGGCCAGATGACCTTGAGGGTAGCTGGTTCGTGAAGGTCGATGACGACACTCCGGTGCAGAAGGTCGCCGAGGTTTCAGAGGAGACGGCTGAGGCCGAGGAGATCCTTGAGACTGAGGCTGATGCTGCGTCTGATGATGTTGACATCAATAAAGAAACTGGCGTTGAAACACTGTAATGACCTCGGTTGTCTCCATATGCAACATGGCATTGGGGCGGTTTCGCGGTAGGCAAATAGCTGCGCTCACCGACCAATCCGTCGAGGCCAATGCCTGCACGACGTACTACGAGGCGTCGCGTGATCTTGTGCTGGCTGACTTTCCGTGGAATTTTGCCGGCAAGTCGGCAGTACTGGGGCTACTCAGTGAGGAACCTGAAGAATGGTCTTTTGCGTACGCTTACCCGAGCGACTGTCTGAAGGTTCGCTACCTGCACGCCGAGAGTAAGCTAAGGCAGAATCAAGACGCCATCGCGTATGACGTCAGCCTGGCATCGGATGACAGCAAGGTTATTGTTACCAATCTCGATCTGGCGCGCTGTCGCTACACGATGAAACTGACGAACGTGAATCACTTCGATCCGCACTTTGTGACGGCGCTGTCGTGGTATCTGGCGAGCGAGATTGCCATTCCGATAGCGGGTGTTTCCAAGGGTCAACTGCTTGCCAATCGTGCTGCCGAGGGTTATCGAAATGCCATCAAGGCGGCGTATGCGGCGAATGCTAACGAGAGCGATACGGGTCTGCCGCGCGAGCCTGAAACGATAAGAGCCCACCAGTGACATGCCTGAAATCCCACAAAGGAATTTTACGGGCGGCGAGCTAGATCCGGCACTGCACGCGCGCTCCGACCTCACCAAATATCGCAACGGTCTTGCGACACTGCGTAACTTCAAGATCCACCCGCAAGGCGGTGTGTCGAATCGTGAGGGCACGGAGTTTATCTACCCAACCAAGGATTCAAATGCCGTATCGCGGCTAATTCCGTTCGAGTTCAACAAGGATCAGGCGTACGTTCTCGAGTTCGGCAATCTCTACATGCGCGTTTTCAAGGATGGTGGCGCCGTGCTCGATGGTGCCGGGCCGGCGGTTTACGAGCTGGTGACCCCCTATGTGACGGCGGATCTGCCACTACTGAAGTTCACGCAGTCGGCAGACACCATGACGATCTGCCACCCTGACTATTCCGAGAAGGACCTGACGCGCACCGATCACGATGCGTGGACGTTGAGTGAAATATCCTACGCACCAACGATATCGACGGTTGTTGCCCTGTCTGCTACCGAGGGCGGCAATGGTGGTGGCGATTTTGATAAAACCTACGCTTACGTTGTCACTGGCGTTAATCCAGATGGCGAAGAATCCTTGCGCAGCAATGTCGTTACGGAAACGACGAAATCTCTGGATGGCACCCATTACGTTGATATCACCTGGGGCGCTCTGTTCGAAACGCCCGATTATTACAACGTCTACAAGGCCGAGTCTGAAACCTCTGATATCTTTGGCTGGATTGGTGAATCAAACACACTCACCTTTCGAGACTACAACCTGTTACCTGATATCTCGGACACGGCTGATGCCGATGCTCGCGATCCATTCCCAAGCCTGACTGGAGATGACTTCCCAGGTGTTGTCACGTACTACCAGCAGCGGCAGATATTCGGTCGCACCAACAACAACCGGCAAACGATCTTCGCCACGCAATCTGGCAACTACAAGTCGATGCGCCGCTCGAGGCCGACAAAGGCTGATGATTCCATAGAGCGCACCATTGCGGCTCAAACGGTGAACGAGATCCGGCACTTTGTGGAGCTGGACGCACTGCTGATCTTGACCTCTGGTGGTGAGTGGCGCGTCACAGAAGGTCAGGATGGCGTTATGACACCGGCCTCAGTCGGCTTTCGCCAGCAAACAGATTACGGATCATCCGATGTGCCACCGGTAAAGATCGGCAACTCTGCGCTGTTCGTGCAGACAGGCGGTAAGACGGTCAGGGATCTGGCATATACCTTCCAGTCAGACGCCTATGCCGGCAATGACCTGTCACTACTTGCCAAGCACCTATTCAAAAACAGGACGGTGAAGGAATGGGCATACGCTCAAGAGCCGGACGGTATCGTTTGGACGGTTATGGACGATGGCGAAATGCTGGGCCTGACCTACCAAAAAGAACATCAGGTATTCGGCTGGCACCATCACGACACACAAGGCACGTTCGAGTCGGTCGCGGTGATACCGGAAAACGATCTCGATGCTGTGTATGTGATCGTGAAACGCACCATCAACGGAGCGACCAAGCGCTATGTCGAGCGCATGAAGCCGCGCGACTGGCTGGTTGCCGAGGACGCTTTTATCGTTGATTGCGGGCTCACCTATGACAGTACGCCGGCGACGACAATCTCTGGCCTGGATCATCTTGAGGGCATGGTGGTAGTAGCACTGGCTGACGGCAATGTGGTTACAGCCGACGACTCGGGAACTCCCCTAACCGTTTCAAGTGGCGCTATCACATTGCCGACCTCAGCGAGCAAGGTGCATATCGGGCTATCGTACACTTCAGATTTTGAAACGCTGGACGTTGATCCGGTGCAGTCAATCATTCAGCGCGATGCGTTCCGCGGCAAGCCCCTGAATGTCGGTGAGGTCATTGTCAAGGTGAAGGACTCGCGCGGCGGCTACATTGGGCCCGATGAGACAATGTTGAACGATCTGCCATCGCGTGAGGTTAGCGACAGCTACGATCCGCTGGCCTTACAGACGACTGAGTACAGGGTATCGCTTGAGGAGGACTGGACATCGAACGGCAAAGTTTTCATACGTCAGACTGATCCACTGCCAATGACGATCCTGGCAGTGATACCAGACGTCGATGTCGGCTGATGTCGTCAATGCAACGTGGGAGCATATCGAGCCGATAGCATCGAACATGCGTGAGGCTGATGTGATTGAGGTTTGGTTGTCGTCACACCGGACGCCACACCAAGCGATGAAGGAAGCATTTGAAGTGTCGGTAAAGGCTTGGACGATCATGGAGGACGGCGTGCCCATTGGCATGTTTGGTGTATCCTCGGTGTCAGTGCTTGGCACGACAGGGATACCGTGGCTACTTGGGACAGATGGAATGCTAAAAATTAAACGTCAGTTTGTCCGCGAGTCCGCGAAATATCTGCGTGCGTCGCACAAACTGTATCCGCGGCTGGCTAACTTTGTTCATGCGAACAATGCGGAAAGTCTGCGCTGGCTGATGTGGCTTGGATTCGATTTTTCTGGGCCGGTAAAGGCTGGCCCTGACGGTGCCGAGTTCTACAAATTCGAGAGGGTATCCGATGTGTGAACCGACTACCTGGATAATGATCGGCGGCATGGTGCTCAGTGCCGTCGGTCAGCAACAGCAAGGGCAGGCATCGAAAAAGGCGGCTGAGGCGAACGCTAAAGTGCAGCTATTTCTGGCTGAAGATGCCGAGGCTCGCGGTGAGGCTGATGTAGCGAGCCAGAAGCGCGTAACTGAGGCGGCGAAGGGTTCACAGGTGGCGAAATTCGGTGCCAGTGGTGCCGAGATCAATACCGGCAGCTCGCTGGAAATCATTGCCGACACAGAGGAGTTCGGCAAGCTCGATGAACTGCGTATCAGGAGCAATGCCGAGCGTGAGGCGTATGCCTACCGGTCTGCGGCGGCGATTGGTCAATCGGCGGGTATCAACGCAGCGCGCAGCGCGAATTTAACGGCACTGGGCACGGTTCTAGGCGGTGCCAGCACAGTGTCTGGAAAATGGCAGGTGTTCAGGGCCGACAATCCTGGTAGCACATGGCGCGACTTCTTGGGCAACAATGCCGTCAGTCGGGACTTCCAAGGGCGCGTAATTCGAAATACACCGCTGACTGGATAGATAATGGGCCTAACAGTACCTACAGTCGTAACAGAGAGCGTTCGCAGCGCGCCTATTAACGCGCCACTACAGCCGGTCAAAGGGGCTGGTGTTGACGTTAGTGGCCTGACGCAAGGGCTGGATGCTGGTCAAGCGGCGCTGGAAAGTGCTGAGTTGCAGCTATCTCAAATCCGTATCTCCAGCGCCGAGACTGACATTCTGAATCGCTGGAACGCGCGCCTTAATGAGGACGACGACGCCTACTTCAAGAGTGGCGGTCAGGATGCTGTTGAACGGCTTGACCCATCCATGCAGGAGCTGGATCAGATTGCCTCAGAGGTTATGGGCGGGCTGAAGAACGGCACTGAGCGTCGCATTTTGACAGATGCCCTTGCTCTGAGGCGCATGAACAACCGTACCAAGATGTCGTTGCACTCGTTCGATTCGCGGCAGGAGTGGGATGAGAACACCGCGCTGGGTAATCGTGCCGCTCAAATCGAATCGGCAATCAATGATCCGTCGCCTGAGAATCTAAGGCTTTCTCGCGAACGAGTCATTGACGAAACCAACGCGATATCAAAGATCAACCACCTACCGCCGGAGGCGGCTGAGGTTAATGCCGCTGTGGCGGTCAGTGCTATGTATAAGGCGGTGATCGACAACCTTATCGCGCAGCAAAAGCCGTTCGAGGCAATGGAAGCCTTTGCTCGCTACGGGCCGGCCGGTACTGATGAAATTCTCGGCGACGATGAAACTAAATTAACCGCGGATCTGGCTGAAATGACGATCTCTGTGCAGTCCAGTGCGCTCGCGCTTGAGGCTCGTAACAGTAGTGACAATGCCAAGGAACAGCTAGCTCACGCCAGAAACAAGTTTGGCCCGACGCCAACCCCGCAAGAGATTGCGATCATTGAGGCGGCGACAGCCAAGGTCACGGCACAGCGGAGCCAGGAAGAAACTGCCGACACTATCGCCAACAAAGAGAATTACGATTATCTTGGTGAGCAGATTATGGCTGCGTTGCGTGTTCCAGGTGCATCCAGAGGCATCGAACTCATTGAGGGTCTGCGGTCCACGCACCGAGAGCGATTTGATGATTTATCGACAGCACAGCGAGCAAGTCTTGTTGCACTTGCAGGCGCTGGCACGCCAACACAAACGACGCCAGAAGGGCTGGCGGTCAGGGCTCAGATACTTGATCTGGCGGCTCTGAACCCAGCCGAACTCAAGCGCATCGTTACCGACGAAGAAGGTAACAGGTCGTTTGCTTATGACGCTGGAAACTACCGCTCGATACTAAGTGAGTCAGATTGGAAGGAAGTTGATAAGGCCATCCGTGACGCGAAGGGTGCAGGAATAACCAGCGATACAAGTTACTTGCAGTCCCAGCAAACGACGCTGAATGAAAGAGCTGGTCAAGCTGGTATTGACCTGACCGTTTCCGCTGATGACTTGTCGGATACTGCGATCAGGCTGCAAAGAGAAACACAGCAGCGCGTGAGCGATTTTGAGTGGATACAGGGTCGTAAGCCACTTGCGCCAGAGTATGACGAAATTCTCGATAGGGTCTTTATGCGGGTTCTTTTGCCTGACAATAGGACGCGCCCCGAGCTGTTTAGTGTATTTGCGCCAATCCAGCAGGCACTATTTGAATCAGGCGCTGCTGACCCAGTGTTTGCCTTCAAGTTGGAGCTAAAGGACATTCCAGCCAGTCACCGCGAAGAACTCAGACAGGCGTTCTTCAATACAAAGGGCAGGTTCCCTAATGAGAACGAGGAACTTGATTTTTACGCTGATATTTTGAGCCGGCGCGGCTCGCGCGAGAAACTGTTAGGTGAGGGCCGTTGACAGACAAGCCCATCAGCATAGGGCTTGATCAGGACAGCGAGCCGGAAGAAGTTGTCACAGATAAGTTCACTCCTGCACAGAGCAACCTGGATAGCGTTATAGAGTTTCGTGAGGCACAGACTCGCCAAGCGGTGAGTGTGGGTGTTGAGAAGAACCCCGACCAAGAGGCCAAGGTAGTAAGCCTGTCGGAACAGACCGGCCTACCACCTGACACCGTTGAGCGACAGCTTAGCGATGTTGAGAAGCGCCAGAAAACCTTAGACCTTTTGGCGCAGGATTACGGTCGACGGGCTCCGTCACTCCGAAATAAATTAGCCGACCCGTCGTTCGTCGGCATGACCCACGACGACATGGAGAACCTTGTTCGCACCGAAGAAGTGATGCGTAACAATGACATGGGCTACCTGGAGAAGATCGGGGCCAACTATAAGAAGAACCGCGCACTGGTGGAGTCGTCAGAGATTGGTGTCGCGCGCTGGCAAGCTCAGCTTGGTATTGGTGATGAGGTGAGCGAGCGTCAATTACTACGGCTCGAGAACCTTGAGAAAGATACCGGCTTCACGCACGAAACCGGCTTCTTTGCTGGTATCCCTGTTGAGTCGGTCGGTATGTTGCCGATGGTGTTCGACGTACTGGCCGAGGGTGGTATTGCTGGAACTGGTGGTGCAGCCCTTGGTGGCGCTATCGGTTTTGCAGCGACGCGCACACCAGCGGGCGCTACGGCTGGCGCTAAGTTCGGTGGTGGGCTGGCGTTCAAAATGGGTGCGTTTCACTCCGTTTTTAACATCGAATCAGGACTTGCCTACAACGATTACGTTCAGACTGATGGCATTGACCGTGACATGGCGGCAAAGGCGTCAATCGTGGTTGGTGCCATCAATGGTTCGCTTGAGTTCTTCTCGCTGTCGCTCATAGGGCGCACTGTAACGCCAGCTCTGCGCTCCGTTATCCGCTCCAGAGTAAGGCGCATGATGGCGACTGAAACTGGCAGACAGGTAATTCAGCGCATTGCAGGACGCTATTTGGCCGCTGCCGGCGGTGAAGGGCTCACCGAGGGGATGCAGGAAGTCTCGACCATGGCCGGCGAAGTGTTTGCCGGCATGTTCAAAGAGGGCGAGGAGGTCACCGAAGAAAATCTCAACACTGCCTTTGATGAGATGCAGGGGGCGCTGCCGGAGATAATCAAGTCAGATGAGGTGAAGGGCGCTGCGCTGGTTGGGCTTCAGGCTGGTCTTGGCCTTTCGTTCCCAGGCTCGGTTGCCAGTAGCGTTAGCCAAACCCGCGGCAAGAAAACAAAAACGAATGTTGAGCAAGGGCGCATCGATAAGATCGTTGAGCTGTCAACCGATGCCAAGCTACGGCCACGCTCGGGCAAGGTCTACCGGCAAACGATTGAGGAGATCGCCGAGGAGATCGAGGCAACCACTGGTGAGGTCAATGAGATCTACTGGACCGCCAGCGAGGCCCTGAAGTGGCTTGAAGCTGAGGAAATAGACATAAACGAGCCGCCCCCTTCTGCTGGGGTGGCTTCCATTCTCGAGCAACTGTCAGACGCACTGGCTACCGACGGCGATATTGTGCTGTCGATCGCTGACTTTGCGACTGACATAGCGCCGAGCGAGAACTTTGCCGAGACTGTCAGGGCTCACGTAAAGATGAGCGACGATGCGTTCACCCAGGGCGAGCTAAAGGACGTCGATGCAACGGTCGAGAAGCGCATTAAAAAGCTGATCGACGACGCCAAGATATCGGTCGAAACTCAGCGACAGGTTGAGTTAATTGCAGCACAGGTGACGGAACAGCTTATCGACACGAACAAGCTGGACAAGGAATCTGCGAAAACCTCTGCCTCACTGATATCGAACTACGTGCTGACCAAAGCCGCGCGCACTGGTATGTCGGTCGAGGACGTATTCGCCAAAATGGGGATTGAGATTGTCGGACCCGAACACGCGCCGCTTGAGGGCGATGCGATTCTGGATCAGGTGATCGAGGCGAACCGGATGGCCGAAGTGCAGCTCGCTAGGCTGGATGAAGAAGGCGCACGACTGGATCAGGAGTCGGAAATTATTGGCGCCCAGATTGGGCAGTTCGATAATTTTGTCGAAATGCTGTCACGTAATCTTGGGATTGATTTTCGGGAGGCGACTGACACTGACCTTGAGGGTAATTTCTTTGAGGCGCTGAGTCAGGAAACGCTACCGAAAGGATCGAACTTTGACTTCGGGCCGGCTGGTGTGGCTGTTTTCCCGTTTCAGGATATTGAGGGTACTCAGGCGACCCCCTCGGGGCTGACGCAACAGGTTCGCGGCTTGCAGGAAGCGAATCAGGCCAACATTGATCGCCAAGCTGAGATTGAGGCTCGCCGCGAAGAAATAGGCCAGCAGCGGTCACAGATTGACACTGGCGCTCGGTTCTTCAATCAGGGTCCGGTCGATGAGACTGGCGACCTGTTCGCCAAAATGGAGGAAGAAATTGACTTTGCTCCGATTGAAGAAGGCGAAAGCGCGGTCGAGGTAAAGGCTGATATCAACCGCCTGTCGAAGATGCTGGGACCGCAGCTCTACGGCAACATGAGTGATATGCCGCGGGTCACGATCAAGGAGCTGGTGCAGAATTCGTTTGACGCCATCAAGGATTTAATCGGCACTGAGAACGAAGTCGACGATCCGATTATCCAGGTCACAACCGATCCGAGCGAGCGCACCATTACGGTTGAGGATAACGGCATTGGTATGACGCCTGACATTATCCGCGATGCCTTCCTGACGATAGCTGGGACACACAAAGAAAGCGACCGACCATCGGGTAGCTTTGGTGTGGCGAAAATGCTGTTCCTGTTTGGCGCTGACCGAATTCAGCTCACAACCGTTCGCGACGGCTTCCGCACCACAATGGATACCACTGGTGAGGAATTACTGAATAGTTCTTCCGAGGGCGGGACGCAGCCGACGATCAAGACTGAAAGGACCGATCAGCCGTCCGGCACGACTATAGTGGTCACAATTCCGGCGAGCTACAACGATACGTCGACCGGCGAGCAACGAAACATCTTCTCGCCGTCTGGATACATGGTCGAAGAAGTCTTGCAGCATAGCCCGCTGCTCGAGGACGTCCAGGTAATCAGTAACGGCCAGTCGCTTGATATTGGCTCCGAGTTCCCGATTGAAAACTACGCGCCGCTGGCGACGGTCAGATTTGATTGGGGCGAAATCGATGTACTGATAAGCAAGGATGAGCAACCGGGCGCTACTGCCGGCAAGAATATGCACATTCTGTCGAACGGCTTGTGGCAATTCAGCTCGGCGCTCAAAGAAAATCCGTTTGCGTTCATGGGTCCGAATGTCCCGAGAGTCGTTTACATCAACGTGAAGCCAGCCGGTACGCCGGCCCAACCTGGCTATCCGTTTGTGCTGAATCGTCAAGCAATGACAACGGACGCTGGTAACGACCTTGCCAAGATTCAGAACTTTATGTCGGCGATCTTCGGTGCAGACCAGACCGAGGAACTGGCGAAAGGCTTTGGCGTTATCAGGCAGATTGACGCCGAGGGCAATCTGACTGAGGAAAAGAATCTCACGCCGGATACGTCGACCATCGTTCGACCGACTTTCAACTTTGATCCTGGCGATGTGATTGAGGTCAAAGAGGGCGTACTGACGCGCAATGGCGAGGTGATCGAGCCTATCGATCAGGATGGCTTTGAGGCGGCACGAATCGACGTTTCAGCGTTCAGGGTCGATGAGGGCGTTGTCGATCCGAACCTGCCGATCATTCATAACGCGGTGGTCCGTGAGGGTGACGGCAAAGCGTTGCTCGATGTGCTGTTCGAGGAATTCGGCGAGCAACGGGTAGTCGCTTACTTCGCCAAGTTCACGACCATTTTCACCAGTCTGCGTGACACCCTGAACGAGAAGGGCCGGACTGACTTTGACGGCGTAGATAAATTCCCGGTGGGTACGTTCTTCGATAAGGCCGGTGGCAACTTCACTGAGAATAATCCCGGCGCGGTATTCGGCATCAATATCCGAGTGCCGTTCGACGGTATGTTTATCAATCCGGCGCAGAGTTCGATCGATCCGCAAATCAATCCCGACTCAAAGGAAACAGTGTTTGACAGCCAGCGGCACAGGGCTGAGATTATCGCCGCGAACATGATTACGACCATGATTCACGAAATGGCTCACTTCTCGGAAATGAACCACGAACTGTCATTCATCAACGCCTTGCAAAGCGCTATGGCAACGCTCACGATCGAGGCCGATTTGCAGACCGTTACATCGCAGCTCGGTCGGCACATAGGAGAGAATCTTGACATCTTCAATTCAGCAAACGAAAAGCTCTACTCAAGGGATTACCGGAATCCTGGGGCAGCTCTCGAAGACAGTGGCACCGCAGCTTCCCAAGATGCGCGCGGCGATACAGGGGGAGATACGGCTGTCGGCGAGCGAGGGGAACAAACCGGAGTATCTGGACCGGATGCAGAAAGCACTGGCGTTGCTGGATCAGAGCAAGTCGATGAAGGGTTTTCTGAAGGAGTCGGCAAGTCTAAGGCTGTAAACTCTGCGCCGGGTAGCGTTCATCCAGAAGCCGGTAACGGCTCGCAGCTCAACCAGATATTTAACCAGGACACCAGCGACACTGAGTTTAGTGAGGAAATACTTACTGCGCATGGCCGCGTGGTCAAGGCGGCAGAAAAGCTAGATAGTCATTTTTCTGAAGGGCCGGAAGGTTCGACTGTTTCTTCTGGCGTTGCTGGCCCTCAAAAGGCGGCGGTTACAAGGGCGCAAAATGCGCTATCCAAAGCAATTCGTGAGCAGTTTCCAGATGCTACGCCGCAAGAAAATGTGAACATAAGGACGGCGCTCGCTGAAGGTGAAACGGTACTCAAGCAGGACACGCGCGGCGAAATCTTATTCGACAACGAGGCTGAAACCGCGATCATTCGGCTCACTGAGGCGGCTGATCTTTCGACCTTCCTGCATGAGTCCGGCCACCTGTTTCTCGAAATGGAAAAGCGGTTCTTCAATGATCCGTCAATTTCTGACAGCGCCAAAGCCGACAGTCAGGCGATCCTCGACTGGCTGGGTGTCGACTCGTTCGAGGACATTGAAACCAAACACCATGAGAAGTTTGCTCGGGGCTTCGAGGCTTATCTTTACGAGGGTAAGGCTCCAAGCGCCGAGTTACGGGGTGCGTTCCGTAGGTTCTCGGCATGGTTGCAGAAAATCTATCAGGGGCTCAGGCAGCTCAATGTGCAGCTCAGTCCTGAAATCATCGGTGTGTTCGATCGGATGCTGGCGACGGATGAACAGATAGCCGAGGTCAAAGAGCAAATGGCGCTTGAGCCGTTGTTCAAGACGGCTGAAGAAGCTGATATGACGCCCGAGGAATTCGTCGAGTATCAGGAAAAGAGCCAGGGTCGTGCCGAAGAAGAACTCCGCAAGAAGGTACTGGCGCAGCTCACTCGAACGGCGACGAAGTGGTGGCGTGAGGAACTGGCGAAAGTACAGGATGAGGTTCGTGAGGAACTGTCGGCGCTTGAGTTGTACCGGGCGATCGCCTTCCTGCGCGCCGCTGACCCGCCGGAAGGCTTTGAAGAAAACAAAATGGACCGGGATACGGTCTATCAGATGCTCGGGCTGGCCTCACCAACCGAGGTGCGCCGAGATCCAAAGGCCGTACACCCTGACGTTGATTCGCTGAGCGTAGCAATAGCCAAGCTGGGTGGACTGGATCGCGAGGAGGCCGAGTTACAAGGCGTCGATCCCGCTCACTGGCGCAACATAAAGGTACTCAAGACCGACAAAAAGACCGGGCAGAAGGTACTTCGCAGCGTACCGAATCCAGAGAACATGCCGGCAGGGGTTACCAAGCGCCTGTTCAAGGCTGAGGGCGGGCGTACCTTTGATGAGATGCGCGAGCTGCTGGCCGAGCAGGGCATGGACTACCTGGACGAAGATACAACGGCCAGCGATCTACTTGAAAAGCTGCTGGAGGATCTATCCGGCGACACGCAGTATTCCAAGCAAGCCAACTTTGACCTGCTGTTCGAGAACCCGAACGAGGTTCCCAAGGAGCGGTTCAAGGCTCCGGCGCAGCTCCGCGGCCTGACCAAAAAAGGTGGCATAAGTCCTAGCTCGGTGGCTGAGATATTCGGTTTTGCGTCAGGATATGAGCTGGTGACGCAGATTATGGAGTCGCCGACGCTTAACTTTGCTGTTGAGCGCAAGTCGAATGAGGTCATGGTGCAGCGTCACGGTGACATTCTCAATGACGGTACGCTCGAGCGAGAGGCGATTGAGGCGTCGCACAACACGGAACAGGGCTCAGCATTGCTGGCGGAACTTCGTGCGCTGTCGGGGCAGACGAACATACAGGCGATCAGTGAGCGCAAGGCCATCAAGGATGCGGCAGAGCGGATCATCGGCGGCAAGCGTATTAGTACCTTGCGGCCAGCCCAGTACCACGCCGCTGAGGTCAAGGCAGCAAAGGCCGCTCAAGAGGCTATGGACACTGGCGACCTTGAGGCAGCACAGGCGGCGAAGCAAAAACAGGTGTTCAACTTCTACCTGTGGCGAGCGGCGACCGAGGCCAGGACGAAAGCTGACAAGATGCAGAAGCGGCTGCGCACCATGCAGACGAAGAACTATCCGGCCTCAGCGGTGCGGGCTGACTATGCCGGCCAATTGAAGCAATTCCTCGCGGCCTATGATTTCAGGCGCTCCAATTCTCAGGCACGGCACAACGGCCAGCAGCTACTTGATTCGGTTAAGAAGTGGATTCGGGACCAGCAGGAAGATCCCAAGTCGCCAGCGAACATCATTGATGCCGACCAGCTCACGACGATTATTCACTATCGGGACATGACGCTCGATCAGCTACAGGCAGTGCATGACGTAGCGAACAGCTTACTCAATGCCGGCCGCAAGAATAGCAAGGCCGAGAAAGAACAGTTCAACGCCAACATGAAGATCATGGCTGAGCATATTGCTGAGGTCGCCGCAAAGAAAAAAGACCTTGGTATCGAGGACACCAAGGCACGCCGCAAGACACAGTGGAGCCGAGCCGTATTTGCCTATCATCGCAAGCTGGAAAGTTTCGTGCGCGAACTGGATGCGTTCGAGGAGCTGGGACCGTTCTGGAAGCTGATTATCAAGCCGCTACTGGACGCCAATAACAAGAAGCTGAAGATGCAGGAAGCTGCACATGACAGCCTGGATGCGATATTTGAGGGCCATGACGGGCTGTTCAACGAGAACAAGGATAAGCGCAGTTTCACGCTGGAGAGTGGCCGTAAGATTCAGCTTTCTCTGGGTGGTCGAATCGCGATGCTGCTTAATTGGGGCAATGAGGGGAGCCGGGCGGCTACCCTGAATCAGCATGACTTGGTGCTGACGAACAAGGACGTGGAAACAATACTCGCCACATTGAGCGATACCGATCTGGATTTAGCGCAAGACATCTGGGACTACATCGATACGTACTGGCCTGAAATAGCCAAGCAAGAGCGCGACCTTACCGGCGTTGTTCCTGTCAAGGTTGAGGCCAGCGAGTTCACGGTGAATGGTCGCAAGATGAAGGGCGGCTACTATCCGCTGGTCGAAGATATCGCGCGCGGTCGGTTCGTTGAAAGCGACGCACAGCGCGAAGCCCGACAAGCAAGGGAGAAGATTGGCGGCACGACCCGCGCCATGACGGCACACGGCTGGACAAACGAGCGCCGCAACTTCGCCGGCAAGAGCATAGACCTGAATATTGACGTGGTGTTCAGCCATGTCGAGGCAGTGATTCACGATTTGAGTCACCGCCAAGCCGTAATGGACGTTGACCGCGTGCTGAGCAACAAGGATATCGCTGACGCGATCAAGAACTCTCTGGGTAGAGAAGCACACCAGTCCATGAAGAACACGGTTGCGGAGGTTGCTGGCGGTCAGGTGAATACCAGGGAGTTGAGTCAGGTACAGGCAACGCTGCGCTGGTCGCGTTTGGCAATTACTTACGGCGCGCTGGGATTCTCACTGAAAACCGGGTTCTCACAGATGCTCGGCTTTGCTACCGCGGTCGGCGAGTTCGGTGGCCGTGAGGTGGTGGTGCGCGGGGTGATTGACTACATGAGTAACCCTGTCGAAAACAGGGCATTCATTGAAGCAAACTCTGTTTTTATGCGCGAGCGTGGCAAGACAATGCACCGCGACGTAACCGACATCCTGCAAGGGCTGAAGGGCTCCACGACAATGAACACTCTCAGGAAGAAAGCGTTTCTGTTCCTGCTCTCTGGTGACCGCGCTATCTCGCTGCCGGTGTGGTGGGGTCAGTATCAGGTCGGTATGGATCGGGTGGCCGACCCTGCGTTTGAGGGGTTTGTCACGGAGCAAGATGCAATCGATTGGGCTGATCGCTCAGTTTCGCGCACACAGCAGTCCGGCCTGCTTATGGATCTGGCGAACATTGAGAGCAAAAACGAGTTCATCAAAATGTGGACCGTGATGTATTCGGCCTTCTCGGCGATTTACCAAATTGCCGTGGAACAAGGGAAAAAGGCACAGCTCGGCAAGATCAACCGTATTGAGTACGTCTACAACATGATGTGGATTCTGGTTATCCCGCCGCTGTTCGAGGAGCTGATGACAGGTCGCGAGGACGATGACGACGAGGATAGCAATATCGTCAACAACCGCTGGACTAAATCTGTCGCCGGATTTTCGCTCGGCACGATGGCCGGCTTGAGAGAGATTGGCTGGCTCATGGAAGCCGGCATGAACAGTGAGCTGCCAATGCAGAGGGTTCTGAAAACACCGTTCGACCTGGGTACGCAGATCGCGCAGTTTGAGATTGACGCCGCCTTTATCCGCGCTGCCTTTGCGGTTCCGCAACTCTTTCACATACCGGGCGGTTCGCAACTAACCCGCACGATGCAGTATTTGTTAGCATTGGAAGAAGGCGACGAGGAAGGCTTCAATGCTTGGGAGTTCCTGGTGACCGGCCCGCGCGAGGAAAGCGACGAGGCCCGACGCAAGCGCGAGGATTCGCAGTAGTGTCATAATGTGACAGCGAGGATGAATAGATGACCATCAATACAACGTCGACATCGAGCGGACCCTATACCGGAACTGGTGCGGTTGATACCTATGCGTATGACTTCAAGATCCAACTTTCATCGGAAATTGTGGTTGTTGAAACTGATGCAGCAAGTGTGTCGACGACCCTGGTTGAGGGAACAAATTATTCAGTGACCGGTGTTGGCGTCAACGGTGGTGGCAATGTTGTGCGAACGGCCGGCAACCTTCCGACCGGCTACACATGGTTTATTTCAAGGGCTACGGCGCAGACGCAAGAGGCTGATTTTGCCGGGCAGGGTCCGTTCACGCCGCTTTCGCATGAAAATGCGTTTGACAAGCTGACGCAGATACTTCAGGAAATCGACGACAAAACGATCGACATTCCTGCGTCGGTGCGCGCGGGCAATATCTACTCGTTTGACGATGCTGGTGACAGTGAGGCAAACATTGATGCTGACGCTGTTCGGGCTGTAGTGGCTGGCGCCTTGGCGACCGGCGTTGCAATGACTGTAGATAGCTTTACTGGTGATGGCAGTACAGCCGGCTTCACGATGTCTATATCACCGCCGAGCGCCAATTCAGTACTGGCAACCATCGACGGTGTGATGCAGTTACCGGGCACTGACTTCACGATATCCGGTGCGGTTGTGACGTTTAATGCAGCGCCGCCGAATAGCTCTAGCGTTGTGCTGAGGAACATCGGTAATACTGCGCCGGCATTGACGGTCGACTCCACGAATGTATCGCACCTGGTATCGAAAACAGGTGCAGTAACGAGAAACGTTCAATCTGCCCTGATGGAGCGAACCAGCATTTCTGATTTTGGGGCTGTTGGTGATGGAATTGCTGATGATACTGTGCCCATTCAAAACGCCCTCGATGCTCTTGAGGCCAGTGGTGGCATCGTCTTTGGTGATCCGTCTGCGAACTACTTTTTTACCACCAATATAATCGTTCCCACTGGCGTCACGCTCGATGGTCAGGGCTGTACGTTCACGGCTGATTCAACCGGGTTTACCCTGGTCAAGGTGGCGTCCAATCCTGCCGGCGTGATGACCAACAAAAACAGGTTTAGCTTTGGCTCTGCGCCTGATGTTGTTCACTTCCGTAACTTCACGCTGGACTGCGGAATTCAGGAGTTGTCGGCTGGAATCATGCTGTCGAACACGACCGGATCAAGTATTGATAACGTCCGAGTCATTACGACAGCGGGCACGTCAATGTCGGCCCTGATCGATCTTGATGGGCAAAATACTCATGTAAGGATAACGCGCAACCGCCTCGAGCAAATACAGGGCGCCGGTGTAAATGGTGCATGTATTGCAATACGGAACCCCGATCAGGTAATCATCTCAGAAGATATCGTCATCAGAGATAACTACCTGAAGAAAATCGGCCCATCGAATACTGATGAGCTTATGTGGATCAATGGTGCGGGTGGTGATACGCGCAACGTGCGTGTACTGAGCAATACCTTTGAGACTGGCGCAACGGATACATCCTCGTCGGCCCTGACCATCTACCGCTTCACTAACAGCGGCGCCATTCCGAACGCTCTTTGCTCTGACATCATTGTGTCTGACAATTATTTCAACTGTGAGCACTCAACCTTCACGGTAATCCTGCTTGGCTTTACTGGTGATACCACTGGCACGCCTTTGCACAATGTTCGCATTCGCGGCAACACGATCAAATTCAAACTCGGCGCCGGCATTGCTGCGGCCAGCAATATCTCGGATATTCTGATTAACGAGAACTCCTTTGAAAACACCAACACCGACACCACGACACTGACCGCGATCAGCTTGTCAACGTGGCCGAATGAGCCGGCGACTGTCAGTGGTAACAGGGCTTTCGGTAAGATTTCCAGATTTGCGATTGGCCTTGCAGATGTTGTCGATAATTATGTCGACGACTGCCTGATCTTTGCCAAGGGCTGTAATTCTGTGAAGGGCAATAATGCGAACTGCCGCCAGATGGCTACCATGATCGAGGTTGATTGTGACGTAACAGACAACCTTTTCAAGATGACCGAGTACTCAGGCGATGCCAGTGAGGGTGGACTGCACTACACGTTCTATGTCACTGGCGCTGATATTGGCTCAAAGATTCAAGATAACAAGGCGGTCATATACGATCCGCGCATTGGCATTCATCGCTCGTCAGCGGCGCTCACGCCGAAGCTGCAATTCAGCCGCAATGAGATTAGCGACAAGGTGTTCACAATCACTGGTGCGGCCAATAACGGTGGTGGTCTGATTCGCATTACCTCGGTGGCGCATCAAATGACCACGGGCAAGCAATGTGTGATTAGCGGGGTGGGTGGTACGACCGAGGCAAACGGCACCTGGACAGTGACATTTGTTGACGCTGACAACTTCGATTTGGACAGCTCGACGTTTACAAACACCTACACTTCAGGTGGTGAGTTCTACGGAATCAATACCGGGTTCCAGGTGTTCTCAACAGCCTTTCGTGACCTGTACGACAATTTCTTCAACGGCGTCGCTCAACGCAGAACCTCTTATGTAAGCGGACAGCCTAGCGGCCTGGTGATGCACGAAGAAGAAGCGCTCACCACTTTGGACAACACCGGAACGCCGACCGTGCGCGGTGGTCATGTATTCAAGACCGGTGGAGCCACAGCGATTACAGACTTTGACAATGGCGTGGTCGGTCAGACCATCAAAGTCATAGCGGCTCATACGGTTACAGTAACTGACGGTGCGCCAATAATTCTGGCTGGCAGTTTTGCAATGACCCCATCTGATACACTGACCCTGACGATGTTTGACGATCAGGTGTGGCAGGAAGTCTCTCGTAGCGTGAACTAACTTGAGGTAAATCATGGTTACTAAGGCACACAGTAGGATCCTGGCTCACGTACAGGCCGTTGGCAATGTTGATGACTATGGTGCTGCTGGTGATGGCAGCACTGACGATACAGCAGCCATTCAGGCAGCGGTAAGTGCTGAAAGAATCCTTGTATTCCCAGGTGACAACTACAAAATTAGTGGCACCGTTACGCTGCCGGCGACCGGGCTCGAGATTGATTTTCTTGGCGCCACGATCACAGACGGAACGCCCGGCACGGCTCACGATATGTTCCAGTGTGTCGGCGCTGAAAGTTACCTCACTTTCCGCAATGGCAACTTTGTATCGACCGGTGTTCTGACTACCTTCTTTGGTCGATCAGGGGCCTCGGCGGTAAATAAGGCGTTCTGGGATGGTTGCAGCTTTACCAAGGGACTGTTTGGCGTGGATGTCACGCTGACAACAAATTGCAGGGTGAGTGACTGCAATCTGGTGAACTGCGACAGTGGCGTGAAGTTCAGCAATGCCCTGGATCTGTATATTGTAGACAACTATTTTGCTGGTGATGGCACGGCCACAGTGATGAAAACGGCTATCAATGCCTCAGCCTCAAGCGCTGGCACTGCGCGGCGAATTCACATTACCGGGAACAATGTCAAGGACACTGGCGACTCATCCATATTTGTGCGGTGTTTCGCGGGCTGCACGCTTGAGGACGTCGTTATCAGCGACAATATCCTGCTCAACTGTGGCAAGGCGGGGATCAAATTTACCTCGCCCAGCGGCAACGAAAATGTACTGATGCGAAATTGCACGATCAGCGATAACGTGGTGCGAGGCTATTCAGTCAACGTCTCAGGATCAGGGATCATGTCGTTTGTCGACAGCAGTACGGTAACTTTTGTTCTTGAGAATGTTTCGATCACCGGTAACGTCGTTGATGGCAGGGAGCTGGGTGTTACCAGAAACTTTGGCGGTGCCGGCATCGTAACAAGAAGAATTGACAACCTGACGCTTTGTGATAACGCGGTGAATTACAGTCATCTTCATGGCGTTGATGTGTCGAATTGCAACAACGTCACCATGCTTGGAAATGCTGTCGATGAATCAGGACAGGACTGGGTTGGTCTGGATGATGACCACGCTGGGTTCAAGATATTCCAGATGGTTGATTTCGTATTCGATTCGATCGTCAGGAACACAAACTTCGGTGGTGGTCTGAACTCAGAGAAGATGCAGCATGGCCGTATTGGCGGTGTGTTTGCCGCCAATGATGATTATGGCGCTTATCTCAATAGCGGCGGCACAGCCGCAAACAGAACGGCTGACTGCATCTTTGATTTTGTCTCTCACGACAACGCGGTGGACGACATCAAGTTACCAGTTTCGCCGCTGCTGGCCCGCTGTATGTATACGCTTGGCTGCTCTGATACAACGGGTCCGGTTACCGCTGGCAGCACAGCTCGCCGCGATCTGCTGTGGAACAATCAAATCAGCGTCGGTGGGATCTATGCGAATTCTGATACCACGTCGCTTGATCTAAAGGTCGATGCTACAAACTGGATCAGCTTTGCAGATGCCAGGACGTCGACTACTGCGGCTCTGGCAGCTATTGGAGACGCGATCAACACAAGTGACGCAAAGGTGGCCGGCTGGACGGTCTGGAACATTAACACGTTAAAGCTGGTAACGGCCTCTGGCAGTGCAGCAGGTAGTGTTTGGGTCGATGCTACGGGCGCAACCGTCCATAGTCCGGCGTAGATCATGGCAGGACGAATCAACAGGCACGTCATCGAGGAACGCGATCCATCAATCTATAATCGTGCTGCAATTCAGGCTATTCGCCAGGCTGGTGACGGCATCCCTGCTCATGCGTCGGCAGAGT